CCAATCAACATAGTCACCAGATAATGCGTTGGATAAAGTTTTATAAATCTCCGACCCCGTCATGTCGGTCAAATCGCCTGTCATGCCGTATTCTTCTAGAACATCTTCCATGCCAAACCTAATTTCTTTTGGTATTTTACTTATCATTTCATTTGGGATTGGCGCATCCCAATCTAGTAAGTCCTCATGGTTAACGTCTAGTTCTACGTTGTAGAGGTTGCCTTGTGTTAATTTCGCCCCGCCTATTTCAAGGTTGTCCAACTCTTTTATAACGGCTTCTTGGATAAAATCTTGCTTAATATTGTTATTAGCATAGTTACGGGCTTTTAAAAAATCACCGTCCGCATCACGCAATATGGTATGCGTCAGTTTCCAATCATCATCGCCAAAGCGAACAAACGCTCCGTCTGGTAATTCAATCTCGCCAGACAAGGCTTTCCTATAATCCCCCGCAACATCAGGGTTCTCAGCAAAATACAATCCATGTCCATAAGCCTGTGCGCCTTCGCCTGTGCCTATCTTGTCCATTCTAAACTTATCTACTTTGTGGGGTGTGCCGTGATAGGCTTTAACCATTGCGCCCATACCTAATAATGACTTGGGTATTGCGCCCATTTGGAATAATTCCGCTAAACCAACACCTGCATTTCCAAGCGCAGGTAGCAACAAACCGTCTTCACCAAGAACATCTTCGCCTTGATACATTCGTTGCGCTTGGTCTATTGCTGCCCTGCCATGCGCTAGACCACTGACTTGAGAACCAACTGGTAGCATTGACTGACCAACATTAACTGGGTTGGGGTATTCCTCGCCTGTTTGCATTGTGCCGAATGGTGCGTCTGGCTGTTGCATCATCTCTTGAAATGGCCGTCCGGCTTGTTCTGGGCTGTACCTGTTGGCAAGTTCTGCGAGTTGTTCAGGCGTTAAATTGGACTTGCGGGTTACTGTATCGCCAATCAAACTGCCAATACCTTTATATGTGTCCCCGATCAACCCAAAAACTGGGTCATCTCGCACTTTATTGGATTGTTGTTCGTAAAAATCTAATAGTCTAGCCATCAGTACATTATCAGTTGATACCACTATATTTGCAACGATAGGTGTCCCAATTGCGCCTCAACACCTCAAACCACTGTTCCAAGGAAATAACACAATTGAAATAGGGGTCTACCTCCCATTCGGGATTTATGGCGTGCATGGGGATGCAAACTTGTATGGGCTTATGGTTGTACCGAAAAATCAGAATTGGAATTTTTTCCCCAGCGGACTCAATAGTCTGCTTTAGCCATTCCGGCTTGTAGGTCCAACCTTCTTTGTAGTGTTTGCATTCGACCGAGTGAAATGGGATATCAATATCAGTGAGGTTCGCGGTCTGATATTGATCCAAGTTGCGCTTGCAACTGAAATCAATACTTTCATCCTCAAAAAAATTATTAATTTTTTTTACGACGGCTCTTTCAAACGTGGCACCCTTGGTGCGGCTCAATGCTGACATGGAAAAACAGTATACGTCGAGAATCTGAAGGGCGGTACAGAATTTTGGTTATTCTATGCGGCGAACTCAGCTATAGCTAAACACCCACCGCCGATTTCTCTCTAGGGGGGTGCCGGCAAGAAAATCAAAGAAAAACCACAGGAAAAAACTGACCCCAAGGGACCCCTATCCTAAGTCATTGGTATATAAGAGCTTTCTGTCATCAGGGCGCAGTGTATAGATACTTGCAACTTTTAGCAGTGACCCCTATGGACAGAGAGGACAAGATGGCGCGCGCCAGCGCATCGACAATAACTCTAGCAATATCAATAGGTTAGGAAGATTTTTAATTGTTTCGGGTTTTGGGGCTCTAGACGGGCGACGGGTCCGCGTCCAGTTGTATTACCTAGAAGTCTTTTTCCGATAGCTCAGTTTCTTCCGCACTCAGAAGCTTTGATAGCCGGTCCTTGATGTCGTCCTTACTCATCGTGTTGAGGTTCGCATTGATATTAATGTTCTGAGATCGGTTCACGGACAACCCAGCCAGCTGATTGAGCTCCTTAATTGCGCTGACGCTAGCGTTGTAGTGGCCCGACCCGAATGCTGTCTCGGCAATCTTCCATAGCATCGTGCCCGTCTTCTGCGGCGTGATGGCGTACCTCTCGGCCAGCTCATCCTGGCGAATGCGAACCGCTTTGGTTACATTCGGAAAGGTCTTGCCGTTCAACATTTTGTTGGCAGCAGAGCCTGGGAACTCGAACCCAGCGTTTCGGGCAGCTGCTGTCTGTCCGCACGCACCTTCGGTGTAATGCCACACGAAGCTTGCTTGCATCGCTGTTATCCCAAACTCTTCATCCTTGTCGAAGGTGTCCGGCACGGCCACAAGTTTAGGTTTGTCCTTCTTCGGTCTACCAGCCATCTGAACTCCTGTTGTTATAGTAATTATTAAAAACTTTCAGCCCTTCCTTCTGCGTATAAGCTTGCTCTTTAAACGCCTCTCTTTCTGAGCAGTTCATCATAAACCATCGCATGAAGTTTCTCTCCTTGCTGTGCCTGTCGTCGTAGGTAAAAACCAAATCATCATCCATTACTTTCTCCTCTATTAAGGGGGTAGTGTACCCATCGCCCCTATATATACATTCTGTACTGCGTATAACCGCTATTATATGGCGTTATACTCCTTCTATATTATAGTTATATATATAAAGGGTAGTACACTGTATGTAGTATAACCCAGTAGCCATAAGGCTTTGAGCTCAGGTTACAGCCCAAGGGTAGGGTACGTTAATTCTCCCCATCGCTCATAAAATCACTGCTGCAAACTTTATACAAACTTGCACATCGCTTTAAAATTACTTTAATGCAGTGTGTTACGGCTATCTTCCACCAGTATCACGCCGGTCAATTCACGCACTATTTCGCACCCTAAATCCTCACAAATTAACTGCGCTTCTGCCCATGTCTTCGCCACAATAATTGGTCCTTCGTAATCGTCACCATCCCAGTCAAATTGAGTAAGATAAATCTTTGGGTTGAGCATTAATTATCCCAGCTCTTATGGTCAGCGCTGAGACTGGGATCTCGGTCCGGTGTTGTGTAATCGAGGTCGTATATTTTCTTGCCATTACTTCTTCTTGGCTCGACCCCATTCATTGCCATCACTCGATTGGCATCTTTAAAGTCCGGCATCCGTGGGTTAGCTATCCCTAAGTCGCGCAATAACTTGGTCATCTGCACTGGTTTGGTGTCATTACTATCAAAAATAACGTGCTGGAGCACTAAGTCTTCTACACTTGACTGTGTTCGGTAGTCTTCGTTAGATCGGTCAAGCATCTTCCGCTCATCGGGCGTCAGAAACCAATTCTTTTGCCCAGGCACATACAGCGTCTCCTTCACCTCAGCCCAGAGCTGCTGCATATCAATGCCATGGTTAAAGTTTATCCGCTTCACTGGTATCACCCAAAACCTACGGTTTCCCGACGTATCGGTCAGGAATTCTCTTGCGTTGACACTGGCATAGAATGCGGTACGCCTTTGATACGTTGTGCTGGCGCGGTCATATGGAAGCCTGAGCTCATCATTCTTACTGGTGATGAAAGCTTTCAGCTGGTCGATGTCGGCCTTCTTAAAGGTGGACTCAATCTCACCCAGCTCCACAATCCAATGGCTGACCGCACGCTTCACACTATCCTTGTCGGTCGGGTTAAGCATGGCGCCTTCCAATAGCCAGCCCTCATCATAATTTGCAAGCCGCTTGAACCACAACGTCTTCCCTAGTCCTTGGGCACCTTGCAGCACAAGGATGCCTTCAAGCTCCACACCGTTCTCCTCACAAGCTGCCGCACAACAGCTTATCAGCCACTTCTTCATCAGCATCTCTTTAAGCTTCTCGTTCTCAGGACTGCCTATCGTGTCGAGAAACTCCTGTAGGCGCGAACGCCCGTCCCATTTCCTTGATTCCATCCACTGCTTAACGGGATTCCACTCGACGGCCAGCACCTTCAGGTAGTCCCTAACCTTGGAGTGCGGAATACCCATCTGGATGCAACGGTCTTCAATCTCAATAAGGGAAGCCTCTTCTTTCATGTCAGCGATGAACTTTGTGTTGGGAATATCGATTTCCATGCGTTTCTTAATGACATTATAAAGGCAACTCACCCCGTTGACCGTGAGCACGCCCTGTATATTGTCTTTCGTGTTGAGATATCTGCCGGTGCTGCCGCGTACAAAATCATAATCTACCGGCACGTCTATATTTTTAAGCATCGGGCTGACAATCTCGCCCTCTAGTGCCTTCACTTGGTTCTTATGGTCGTTATAGTCACCCTTAGACTCAGGCATGAACACGTCGGCCTGACCGTGCTTCTTACGAATAGCTCGGCACGCTTTTATAGCTTCCTTCTCACCCGTGTTGGAATCTGGGTCGTTATCGGCGATAAAAACAAACTTACGGTCGTTCAAAAACTCAAAAACCACCTCGGCAACCGGCATAAGGTTGTAAGCGTCGAAACACACTATCACCGGCTGGCTAAAATCTTGGTGATAACTCGCTGCAGTCGCGTAACCCTCGGCAAAGTTAATTGTTTGGCTGGTCTTTAAGACCTCCGGTCCTAAGATAAAAAAACTACCTTTCTTCTTTGAACCAGTGAGAAATTTCTTGGCGCCATCTGGGCTGATGTATTGTATGCCGACAATTGTCATTTGCGCGTCATACATAGGCATCATCAAGAGCCCTTCTTTATTAACCTTGAGGCCACCGTAGCTAAGTACCTGTTTTTTCTCCAAATAAGGGTGCCGTTCGCATGGTTCAGCTTGGTCCCAAAGAAATTGCGAGCGCTTTGCGGCCTTAGTATAGCTTTCAGCCTTCTTAACCTCCGCTTGACGCTGTAGTTCGGCAATTTCTTCTTGATGCTCCCTTGTCATCTTGAAATTACTCTGATTCTCTGGTTTCCAGATACTCGTCGGTTCGGTGGCTGACACACGGTAGTCGCCAATTCGGCCAAACGGCACGCTTTGGTCTAGCCAGAGCTGATACCAGCCAACTAGCTTGCGCGCTCCGCCGACATTAATATAAGCGCGCCCAATGCTGCCATCCGTCACCAAACCCTTCTTAGGGTCGGGCTCTAGCCCGCTGTTTTGCAAAAAATTATTGAAGTCACTCCTGTGATCTCCAGTGAATGGCCGGTGCATATTTTTAGGGATGGGGCGACTAACTTTTAATGACATAGGCTCAATTTCAGTTTGATTTGGATTATAATAAGTTGCATAATAGTATACATCTCTACAAATACATTCAACCAACAATGAGGAAAAAATTATGGGATTAACGATTTCAAGCGGCGGCGGCGACTACGAAAACTTAGAGGCTGGCCGTTACAAAGCAACGTGCTATAAGCTTATAGATGCTGGCACAAGAGAAGAATCATACCAAGACGGCCCTTTGAAAAAACGGCATCTCGTCTATATTTACTGGGAGGTTACACATAAACAAGAAGTCGATGATGGTGCGGAGCACTGGGAAGAAGTGCGTATGGCGGACGGGCGACCGTTTTCCGCGTCAAAGAAATACACCGCATCACTTAATGAGAACGCGGCGTTGTTTAAAGACCTGAAGAGCTGGCGCGGACGACCGTTCTCGGATGTTGACTTGGCCGGCTTCGAGCTACCAAAAGTATTGGGTGTGACCGCTGAGCTTGAGATGATTAAACAAAACAAAGATGAGCTTGGCGGCAGAGTGAAAGTTGAAGGTGTCTATAAACCAGAAGGTGGTATGAAAAAAGCGCCTACCTCTAATAATCTGCAGTGCTTTGACATTGACGTTTATGCGCAGGAGTTTGCGGGTAAGAGCTCTGATGAATCAAAGGCCATGTGTGACATGCTTGAAAACATGCCGCCGTGGATGATAGAAGAGATTGAGCAGAGCTTTGAGGTGCAAGCGGTGCGTAATAAAAACACGCCACCGGCATCAGCGCCCGAAGTTGGAGGATTAGCAGACCTAGCGAAAGCTGACACTAAGATTGATTTTGACGACGACATACCATTTTAAGCATGGGAGTTCGACTAACGATGAAACGAAAATTTAACCCGTATCAACGCCCCATAGCGTTTACAGAAGAAAGCGATACAGGGGAGGCGTTCGATCTTAAAGTGGGTCCATACATTTTTTTACAGACGACTTATGACGGCAATTTATTTCATGCGCCCGGACAAATGTTTGTTACAAAACAATGGGTTAATGATTTATCTAACCAGAAAAAAAGCCGGTACATAGAAAAAGAGTATTGGTCCGTAAAGAAAATAAGATACCAGCACCGCAATAAATACCATGTAGAGGAATGGGAGAATGATACTGATGTTTAGAAAAATAGTATTTGAAGAGGTTGTTAAAAAAAATGATCCCAAGTGATTTTGAGTCTGTTGATCAGCCTGAGCACTACGCCCTTTCTGCGATGGAGTGTATTGATGCTATGGCTGCCGTATTTGGGCTGGAGGACACCCAGAAATATGCTGAGATTGCAGCCTTTAAGTATCTGTGGCGCATGAACAAGAAGAATAAAACCTCGGTTGAGGACAAGCTTAAGGCCGTATGGTATCTGCGGTACAGCATGGGAGATGACCCTAGGGCTGACTTGAATATATGGCAGTCCGCCGCTTTGGGTGAGGCTAAAGGCACAGTCGGCACTATCACGACTGCGGCACATGAAGACCCTTATGATTTATCCGGCCCCATCGAAAGAAGCAGGTAAGGTCAATATGTACGATTATCCAGAAAGAGATTTAGACCCGCCAGAACACTGGACTTGCCAAGAATGCGGCAGTCATTTTTACTTGAGTCCTAATAAAGAGCCAGAAGAAGACGAGCCTGTTCTCTGCTTTCAGTGCGGAACCCTTTAAAGCTTAATTTTGGAGAAAACTAATATGAAAACACTCAGTCCTGAAAGAATACGCCCCGATGGCGTTATTGAGAAATACTGTGGCGGCAAAGGAGGGTGTAACACGTACCACATTAGAGACGAGCACTTTAGCAAAAAAACAGTGTATCCTAGAGAGAATGTTCGATATTTGTCGGTATGTGGTAAGAAATATCGCTCTCAGCAGAGAAAAAACGCTATGGCGAGACTGGAGAAGAAGTTGAAGAAGCTTCCGGAAAAACGCAAGTTTCAGCCAATCGTTGACCTAAACGCGCTCCCGTGGACAGCTAATCTAAAGCCGTGGAATTCGTGGGATCTGTCATGTTGAAAGCAGATGGTTTTGATGCCGCCATCCTCGGAAGGTGTGACGACAAGGTGACAGGGAGCGAGAGGCTGGTATACAGTGTCGAGGCTTGCGTCAACATTTTAATGGAGCGTGACGAAATGGAGCGTGATGAGGCGGAGGAATATTTTTGGTTCAACGTCCATGGTGCGTATGTGGGCGAAAGCACTCCCGTTTTTGTCGAAGATTATGATGAAGACTATGATTATGATGAAGAAGACTCCGAATCTGATTAACGCGGGCATGATGTCCAGCAAGACCTGGGAGTGGGCAACCCCGCAATATTTGTTTGATGACTTGGACAAAAAACACGGACCGTTCACATTGGATGTCTGCGC